CATAGAGCAGAGATTCGTGGAGCAAGTAGTATTACCGACAGCGTGCGGTGGGCGATAGCTATGTGGTTGGCGAGCGCGGAGGATTGCGAGCGTATCTGTGAGGAACAGCGCGTGGAGTATGAGCGCATGAGTGTAGTTAAAGCTGCTCTTGTTAAATCTAATTCTGGTAATGTTGATTACAGTACCAAGACATTATTTAGGAAAGACGGCGTGCTAGAACCATTAGAAGAATTACAAAATCCTATGAATTTATATGACCAATTTTAAGGAGGGGTTATGACAATAGAAATTATAAATAAAGATTTTAGAGACTGTATTGTTCCAAAAGGATTAACAATTACAGATCCACCATACAACCAAGGTTATGCCTATAACCAATATAAAGACAGAATGAGTGAAGAAGATTATATTAAACTGTTATCACATATACCAACGCCATGCGTAATTATTCATTATCCAGAAGAAACGATTAACTTATTACCAAAAGCTATTAAAAGTAAATGTGAACAGGTTGTTTGTTGGGTTTATAACAGTAATACAGGTAAACAAAGCAGGTTAATTAGTTGGTGGGGATGTAAGCCAGATTTTAGAAAGGTAAGACAGCCCTATAAAAATCTAAATGATAAAAGAATACAAAAAAGAATAGCTGAAGGTAAAACAGGTGCAAAACTTTACGATTGGTGGAACATAAACCAAGTTAAAAATGTTAGTAAAGAAAAGACAGAACACCCATGTCAAATACCAGAAGAATTAATCAGTAAAATTATTAGAACTACAGCAAAAGATAATGAATTAATTATTGATGTATTTGCTGGCTCTGGAACAACTGGAGTTGTTGCCGAAAGTCTTGGTTATGATTCTCTGTGTTATGAGGTAGATGAAAAATATTGTGAGATTATTAAAAATAGGAAGTCTTTATATGAAGAATAGAAATTTAGATAACCATGATAATTGGGAAACACCAAAAGATTTATACGATGAGTTAGATGCGGAGTTTAATTTTGATTTTGATCCGTGTCCTATTTGTTATGGTGAGATAACACCAGATAAAAATGGTTTACTTATTGATTGGGGTGAGCGTAATTTTATTAATCCGCCCTACAGTAGGAAGTTGAAAGATGCGTTTGTCATGCGTGCGGTTGAGATGTCTAGGCGTGGTAAGTTATGCGTTTGTCTTTTACCAGTTAGTACAAGTACAGTTTTATTTCACGATGTTATACAGCCCAATGCAAAAGAGATTCGTTTCTTGCGTGGTAGGATTAAATTTATTGGTGTTAATACTTTCGGCGAGCGTGTTACTAATAGACCAGCTATGCACGATTCAATGATTGTTATTTTTGATGGGAGAGACAAATGAAAATATTAATAGCTTGTGAATATAGCGGTGCAGTAAGAGATGCTTTTAAGGATAAAGGTTTCGATGCTACAAGTTGCGACATTTTACCAACTGATGTTCCTGGTAAACATTATATGGGAGACATAAGAGATATATTATTAGATGGTTGGGATCTAATGATTGCACATCCACCATGCACACATTTAGCAGTTAGTGGTGCTAGGTGGTTTAAAGATAAACAACAAGAACAAAAAGAAGCATTGGATTTTGTTCGTATGTTATTAGATGCACCAATAAAGCATATAGCTTTAGAGAATCCTGTATCAGTCATTTCAAGTAAGATTAGAAAACCAGATCAAATAATACAGCCATGGCAATTTGGACATGAAGCGCAGAAAACAACTTGTTTATGGTTAAAGAACTTACCACATTTAAAACATACCAAGGTTGTTGATAAAGGAGAGTTCACAACATTTAAAAGCGGTAAAAGACATCCTAAGTGGTATGCAGATGCTTTGAAGTTATCTAAGCATGAAAGAATGAAAGCTAGGTCTAAAACATTCCAGGGAATTGCAGATGCTATGGCCGATCAATGGGGAGATTTTATTAAAAATCATGACATTACCGAATAGAATCGTTGGGAACTTTAGGGACATACTAGGGAAGCTAAGGGACATACTATACACTCAGAGGGACAACACCCGACCATTAGAGGGACATATATCCATGTATATACATATACATAGGAGAGCAAACCCCTGGAGGGGGTTTGACTCTCCCGAAAGAGCGCACGCTTGCGCAGGAGAAAGATGAGAAGATTTGGACAAATAGACAAAGCATATTGGTGGATTACTGCCCACAGCGAAAGCGAGCGTGGGGAGAAAACAGCTCTCATTCCCATCGCGCTTGCTAGAAAAGAATCTGACTTTTCGCGCGTGCGCCAGATCGTCTGGCATTGGTATCGTAGCGAAGTCGCAGGCAATGAGGAGTTATCTATGACAGCTCGCTTTGTTGGTTGGGCATTGTGCGAGAGATGGAGGTATGAAACCTGGTCATCGCATGATGCTATTAGTTATTATGCGAAGATGACAGCAGTGAATAGGAAAAGCGTTGGGCGAGCGCTAGCGGAGTTGAGCGAGGCAGGGTTGATATGGATTGTGCTAGAGGGAGAGCCGAAGCGATTGCGGAAGTCCCAGAGCGGAGGGAAGAAGCATTTTTTATTGGTTGGTTTAGCGGACTTGGTTCGTGAGTGATTCGTTCGGCGGAGGCGGAGGGCGGTGCGAGAGGAACGCGCGAGAGCTTTTAGGGGGGGTTATCTTTTGGAGAAGATATCTCTCACGCGTTCAAACTTATTGCTTGCGGTCAATTATTACTATCGCGAGCGCTGTTAGAAATATCATTACAGCGAATGTTATTGTGACTCCAGCGAATATGTTAATAATTAGGTCAAGCATTGGTAGTTGTGGTTAAAGTTGTTAGTTTATCCTCTTTGAGTAATTTTTCAACATGGTTATTGATTTCATCTATTGAGGGATAGCCTGGCATTTCAAATTCTATTATTACTTTGGTTATTTGTTTCTTGTCGCGCTTTTTAAAGATACTATCCCAGTTATTGCGTATCTTGTTTATATCTTCTTTGCGCCTTCCTGATCCTTTACCCATTAGACTGGTTTCCTATTGTTTGCTCGTAAAAAATACTTTCCGCTATGTATTCTAGTATTTCGTCTCGGTCATCGTCTGGGTGCAAGCCGTACATAAAACAAATATCTCTTATATCATTTTCTAATAAACCTTTTCTATCTTGCTCTAATACATAATGGTTTATGTTTTCTAGTTCTTGCTCGTTGTGTTGCTCGGTGTAGTGATTGCTCATATTGGATTCCTAAATAAATAGAACAAAGCTTTTAGCTTTTCTTTGGTTAAATGTCTTAAATGTTTTGGTATGTCCTCTCGCTTCATTTAAGCCTCACTGTGCCATTGGGAGAGACTGTGCCTAGCCTTTCCCCTGTTATTGTTATTAAAAGCCAAGAGCCGTCCTCTAAGAGCCTAGAAGATGGCTCATGCGGGTATATTATTTCGCCCTCGTGTTTTAGGTTATCTCTAAGATGCCTGGCGTATGCGAACTCAGCTCGCGGATAACTGATCTTATATTGTTGCATTATCATTATTTACCTCTTTGTGTTGGTTTACCATTAGGAAAGGTTAAAGCGGTGCTAAACGCTTGCCAATCTTTTGGAGACATTGCTATCTCTACCTTATGTATTGGTGTGTTATCTTTTAGTCCATACTTTTTGCGAAGCTGTCCTATTATGCTTTTGTGTGATTTGGTTTTAATAGTCATTATTTACCCCTTTTAAAAAATAGCAGTTTCGTGTATGTCGCTATATAGATTCATAGTAATATCTTGATAGCCTTTAGACCTAAATATTACAGCGGAGCTGTAGCAGTTATTGATCCATGTAGGTTTTCTTTTCCAAGAAACATCAAAAGCAATACCAGGATTTCTACGCTTAAATAGTTTTTTAGCAATACCTAGCGTTGGTTTTTGTACTAGTTCTTTACTCATTGTTGCACCTCTTGGATTTCATTTACTGATCTGTTTTTTAGATGTGATGACTTTTTTTGTAGTTTACAAATTTCATTCCAAATATAACCAATCTCATAATCTCTCTTGGCTGTAAGACTATCTAACCTTTTGTTATATTTTTCATAAACCTCATTGTATAGTTTGTGTAATCTTTCTAATTCTGTATCTTTTTTTGTATCTGTCATATTACTTCTCCAAAGTATGTAAGATTTAATTACCTTACAATACTCATTATACATATATATACCCAATAAGCAACACTTTATAGTTAAAAAAGTGCAATTAATTACCTAAAATGTGCAAAATAACCTAAAATAAAGCATGGAAAAGGGAAAACCAGGTAGAAAAAGAAAGCTTGCTCAACTAACTGAAGACGAGTACAAACAAATATCGCAATGGTCTGGCGATGGCTTAAATGAAAGCCAGATCGCTACTTTGCTCAATGTAAACATCTCAACAATTACCAGAGAAAAGAAAAGAAACGAGCAATTTGCAGAGGCTATAAAAAGAGGAAAGTACAAAGCAGTCCAATTGGTAGCTAACAAAGTATTTCAAAATGCAATGGACGGCAAAGAAACAAGCGCGATATTTTTCCTAAAGAATAGAGATCCAGATAATTGGGCAGACCGCCAAGAAATTAATTACAACCTAGATCTCAAGAACGTTCTCACCGATGCACGCGCGCGCATAATCGATCACAATCCAACGCGCCTGCCCAAGCGCGCGCAAGCTATGAGCAAAAATGCACAAGCGAGCGAGGGCGAGGGCGCGAATGAATAACAAATATAGGGTGGGGCGGATGCGGGCAGTAGTTTTTACACTCCCTTTTTAACTAATGCAATATTCTCTCAATAAATCGCATTTGACCCCCCCTTTCGTTGCGTGGCGGTGGTGATATATGTATAACTACTCAACTAAAATTTTTTAATTTTTTTTTAATATGAAATAAAGGGAGAAATAACATGATTGAATTACCAGAT